CTGAGTCAGAAGGCTCTCGACCTGATTAATGAGTCTGGCTTTGACTTTCACGACGATACGTTGATGAGAGCGATAACCGAAAGCACCGAGGACGGCTGCTTCAATGGATCAGCAAAAGACTTAAACCGCTCATTTCGCAGAGGTTTATGGCTTTCAATTCACAACCCCCTAAAATTTGATGTTTGGAACGAAGGCTTCATCGAAGGCTCTGGCTTCAGCATCGACACTCTAGCAAACATGTACATCAAAGCGAGGAGCGAGAACAATGCCTAAATTTCAAGTAGACATTACCCGAACCATAACTGATCGTTACTTTGTAACCGCTAAAGATTGGGAGGAGGCTGAAGACATGGCTCTTGAAGGCGGTGACTTTTACGCCGAGTTTGTAAAACCCGCCCAGACAAAGTATGGCGAGGAGACTGTAGATGTCGAGGAGATTGATGAGAGTCCTTGACCTGTTCTCAGGTATAGGCGGCTTCTCATTGGGCCTAGAATGGGCAGGGATGTCCACTGTGGCCTTTTGCGAACGCGACCCCTACTGTGTCAAGGTGTTAAACAAACACTGGCCTGACACGCCAATTCACAACGATGTTAAGGAATTAGATGGTCACCAATACCGAGGTTCAGTTGAGCTTGTTTGCGGAGGATTCCCCTGCCAGCCTTTCTCAGACGCAGGGCCAAAGAACGGCACAAGCGATGACCGTCACCTCTGGCCTGAGATGTTTAGAATTATCAAAGAGTGTAGGCCTCGATGGGTCATTGGCGAAAACGTTTCTGGGTTCATCAACATGGCGCTCGACGATGTGTGCGTTAACTTGGAGAGTGAAGGCTACGAGGTCAGGACGTTCGTACTTCCAGCTTGCTCCGTCGATGCTCGACACCGAAGAGATCGCGTCTTCATTGTGGGCTACACCCGCGAGTGGGGAGGGCGGCGGGAGACCGAGCACGAAACATCAGGACGGGTGGAATTGGACAGGGACGAAATGGATTCGACCAAACGGAACCAAGTGCCAGACCAGCCTTGCGGATCAGATCAGAATGTACCCAACCCCAACGACCAGGGACTACAAGGGAGGGCGGTCACCCGCGACACTGAAAGCAAAGGGCCGACTGCCGAGCAACTCATTGCCGGATACAGTGAACGCCTTAGCGGGGGGAACTGGCCCTCTGAATCCGGCCTTCTGCGAATATCTCATGGGGTTCCCAATCGGGTGGACAGAGTTAAAGCCGTAGGTAATGCGGTTGTTCCGCAACTAATAAAAACAATTGGTGAGCTAGTGCTTGCCGCAAACAAGGAGATCTTCAATGATCAAGCAAGATTATAAAGACGGGTATGTATTCGTGGAAGAAGGAGAGGACGTTAAGTGGTATCACAAAGTGATGATCAGCTTTGTCTTCTGTTCATTGATGATCGACTGGGATCGTCTTGTAGGATAATGGTTACCCCTCTCGCACGGAGGATGCGGGGTGAGAGAGGGGAACCATAAGGCGCGAGAAAACGCCATGTCCGACCAAGACCGGCGAAGTCTCTCAAAAAATATCAACAAATGCAATTGACAGAATCACCATCTGGCGGCTAGTTTTTTCATTACCGACTTGAACTCAGGAAGGTTCTTTTTAGACACCTTTCTATTCTTCATCAGCAAGATGCAAGCCTTCACTACCTGATCATCATCCTTATAATTCTCTTCTAGGTATCTGGCTGTATCTTGAAGCAATGCCATTGCTGCATGGTCATTGATGTCAGCGTCCAATCGCTTCAATACATTACGCAGCTTATCGGCTGCAACGGACTCGCTGGAGGTTAGGTCTCCAGCTTTCCGCATACGCTCTACAGGATTAGAATTCCCAGTCATCACTGGTCTCATGAAAATCTCTTCTACCCGTTGATCTCGCAACTTGCGCGAACGGTTCAACATTATGCTCACGGTCTTTGTACCTCCCCGTCACCGGATCGTACTGAAGTTCCGCACTGCCAATTGAACCAACCCACTTGAATCTGCATTTCCAACTATGTACCTCGATGTGTTCCCCTAATCGGTGAACTGTTATGCCGCAATCGGCTTTAGCAAACCACGCAGCAGATCCGCTGATATGGTTGCCGTTTGGAATAGGCATCTTGCCTTGGTCGTTTGCCCTCATTTTAGCTGGGTGAGCGATAAACCAGATGTGTAGGTCATGGCTTCTAGCAAACTGCACCATACGAGTGAGCATCTCGCTGATCGCCTGATGCTCGTTATCGCCGCTGTTCTGGGCTATGTAATTATAAGGATCAATCACCAAGCCTCGGCAACCAAGCCTCATGACAGCCATTTTTGTGCGCTCTATGATGCTGTCTATCGTTGCCGCCTCACCATCCTTGGAGTCAAGAAAGGCAAAGTGATCATTGACCCAACTTCTAGACTCCTGCATCTCATCAGCAGACATCCGCTCATGGTGGCCTTCAAAGAATGGCTTACGGGCATACTTCTCACTCAGTTTGATGATGTGCATCGCTGGCGGGTTCTCAAAGCTTGCGATAGCAAACTTCCAATCTTCTTTCTCGGCTAAGTTAACCAGTACTGCGTCGATGAACTCAGACTTGCCAGATCCAGGGAGCCCTGTTACCACAGTCAACTGGCCTTGCAGCACTGTGTAAACGTCATCTAGTCCACGGAATCCGGTAGACATACCCTTCATCAGTCCCTTTTCGTACAGGAAGGCAACGTCATCAGCATAGTCATTCGCTGAATACACGCCGACTAATGGTGTTGGACTAGCCTCATCAATGAGATCTACCAAACGCTCTTTGCCTTGAATGCGAAGAACATCATTCGCATCCTTGCAGCCCTCTGGCAGATCTAGGTGGTAGCATTTGGCTCTACCTACTCGGCGCATGATCTCTTCACCGAGAGCCTGCCCTGGTTCATCACTGTCAACGGCTAAGATGATCTTCTCTGCCTGTTCAAACACATCCTTGGCAGCCCATAGATAGGCAAACTTTCTGTCCTCGGCGGCATCAACCCGCTTGTTGCTGACCTTTTGAGGCGCACCATTCGGGACGCTGACCACCAAGGTGTCGGGGCAGTCGCCTATTGCTGATGCAATTGCCAGCGCATCAAACTCGCCCTCAGTAATGATGATTGTTTTAAGGCCGTCAGATGGTGCAGTCTCAATGCCCCACAACGTTTGTGCGGAACCGTCTTGAGTGAACTGCTTATCGGTTACCGCCCTCCACTTAATGGCTTCATTGTCACCGTAGACAAAGCCAATGGCATCCATTTCGCCGCCATTGTGAAAGTATTTGGTTCCACCAACCACGTTATAGCCGCCAATTGACTCAGGATCTATGCCCCGCTCGATTAGGAACGCAGTCACCAGCCCCTTATCTGAGGCTTTTGGCTTGCTAATGGCCTTGACAGTCGCCGTCTCTGGCGGGAAGTCATCAAACGGACTGACCTCCCTAGTGACCTTGCCAGACACCTCGCAGTGCCAGCAGCGATATAACAAGCAGCCGCCGTCAGGTTGTATGTTGAGTGTCTTCTCGTTTTTCTTTTTACGTTCCGGTGAACATACTGGACAAACGTGCCTACCGGCCTCGCTGTTAGTCACAAAATATTCTAGGTCTGATTGATTCATGTGCATCCTCCTTGTCAATCGTTTCAAAAAATGTTAAATCTATAGAACGCCATCTGAGAGAACGTTCTCTTCGACAGCTTTCTCCCCAACTTAAAGTTGGGTTTAGAACGTACTACTTAGAACGTTCTCTTAGTCGGTAATCTTCTCAACCTTGATCGTCGCTCTTGGATTCTCCTTATCGAGCGCATGGTAAATATGTTTCTCCTTTACTTGCCTGTCGTTCTTGTACGCAAAGCCTTCTAGACAATCCAAGATAACCGATTCATCCAGATCAGGTCTGCGGGTTACATACCAAATCTTAATCGTCACCTTAACGTCCCCCTCAATAAGCTCATCGAGGGTCGGGCATTGCTTCTTAAAGGCATCGACATAGTCTCTGGCCTTCTTACTCTTTATCAATCTAGGTTTACCCCCGAAAGCTACAATCTTCCGACTGTTGGCCTTGCTGGCAGGTTCGCCGTATATTGTGGTCTCAAAGATGTTGCACATACTATGATGGTTCGCTATGATACGCAAGCGGAACAACAGGAGGAATCACATGAGCAAAATTGGAAGTTTTGTTTTGGAACAAGAAGAGCGTGGAAACGCGCAATGGAATGAGGAACAACTTAGCTATGAGCTTAATCATAAAATCGAATGTCGAAATGGATGTGCGGAGCACGGGAGAGCCGTTGCCAAGCATACCTTGGGATCAAATGTTTTTCAAAGATGCCTTCGACATACCAGTAGAAGAGCAGGACATAGTCCGAAAGTTGGCGGCGGTAAGAAGCGCATACAAGCGTTACTTGCTGAAGCAGGAAGATCCACCAGAACGAGAATTCTTTATCGGGCAGCACTCCGACGAGGAAGGCTTAGTCGTTCGGATCTACTGTAAGCAAGGGCCAATTCGTGAAGATAACCAATAAGCACAAACTACCAACCCCGATTGTAAATGCCCTCAGTAAGGACACTTACACCCGTGGAAATAGTCACAGGTCTGTGACGCAACTCATTGATTCTCCTAGAATTAGGATACTGACTGAGAAACATTGGGATGATCTTGAAGAAGATATCTCAAGCAAGCTTTGGTCTGTCCTTGGAACAGCAGTCCATTCTATGTTTGAGGATGCCGATCAGGGCGACTCAATCAGCGAGGAGAGATTGTTTGTTGATGTAGATGGGTGGACAGTGTCTGGCGCTATAGACCTGCAAGATGCAGACGGCCCTAGCGATTACAAATGCACAAGTGTGTGGTCTGTGATCTACGAGAAGAAAGAATGGGCCTATCAGTTGAATGCTTACGCTTGGCTAATGCGCCATGCCAAAGGCCAGATATCTAAGCAGTTGAAGATCATAGCTGTTATGAGGGATTGGAAAGGACGGGAGGCACAAAGCAATGCCGACTATCCGCAATCGCCTATAGCAGAGATACGGATACCGCTGTGGTCTGAGTCGGAACAAGACCGATATATGTCTGAGCGCATCAAGTTACATCAAGATGCAGAGTACGCGAACCTTACCGGCGACAAGCTACCCCATTGCACTGACGGTGAACGGTGGATGAGACCGCCACAGTACGCAGTCAAGAAGGGTAACAACAAACGCGCAATGAGGGTTTTGGATACTCAGGAAGAAGCTGAAGGCTACATCCGCAGCAAGTTTCCAACAGGCGGCGCTCACATAGAGCATCGACCAGGGGAGCCCATAAGGTGTGCAGCTAACTGGTGTCGGGTCGCAGATTTTTGTGATCAGTGGCAGGGAGAGCGCAATGCTTGAGCAACAAAGGCGTGTTTTTGAAAAAATGATTGGTATCTGGTCTATAAGCAAGATACCGGATCTACAGATGAAGGTCATAGGTAGCGGTGAAGTTGCATTCACCTGTGCCGCTGGCCCGATATGCAAATTGAAGTTTAATTTGTTTGATAAGTTGGTTCCGCTAGAAGTGGTGGAACTCATAGAAACTAAATTGGAGAAACAGTATGGGATCAACGGCAAAAAGTACCGCGCCGACTTTCGTGGATATATGGCAGACCCTTTCAGCAGTCAACGTTGAGGACTTTGTTCAAGACAAGATGGGACTAAGATATCTGTCTTGGGCAAATAGCTGGATAGTTTTGATGGATCATTACCCTCAAGCCATTATGGACTTTGGGGCAAATGAGATGCATGAAGACGGCACAGTGACTGTCCACTGCACAATCGTGATTGACACCTATGCTCGGCATATGTGGCTACCAGTGATGGATCATCGTGGTAGAGCAATCGTTCGACCTGACGCAAGAGCAATAAGTGATAACAAAATGCGATGCATGGTTAAGTGCTTAGCATTGTTTGGCCTTGGACTCTACATCTATGCGGGTGAAGACCTGCCTAGTGCGGAAAAGGACACGCCAAAATCAACACCAAAACCAACGCCAGCACCTGTGGTAAAGGAGGCGGCAAAGCCTAAACCTGTAGCAACAGAAGAAGAGTCTGCATCAACCCCTGAGAGCACACGAGTAGCGTCTGAGGAGTTTGTAGGGGCGATGGGGCAGTTCATTGACATGATGACTACCGAAGAAGGCTTGGTAGGCTATTGGAATGACAACAGGGGTCAAATAACAACGATTCAAAACCAACACGCCGACCTCTATAAAAAGATGGTCGAAATGTTTACCAACCGTAAAGCAGCAATCTTAAAAGGAGAAACAAAAGATGCCTAATTATGACCTGAAAGAGACCAGTTCTGGCGCTCTATTCGTCGAGAAGGAAAGGAAGAGCGAAAAAGCCCCGTATTACCGTGGCCCATTAACGATAACGAAGGCCCAAGCCCGATTTATCATGGAACACTTTAAGGCTGGCGCAAGTGAGCTAGACATTAGGATGGCTGCTTGGAACAACGATGGGCCAAGAGGTAAGTATATTGGCATCACTCTAGAGGTTATGCCTCCAGAGGACGATCAATCTGCGCCACCACCACCCCCAGTAGTTGAGGTTGCTCCCATCGAAGACGATATACCGTTCTAGATGGATCTCCAAGACAAGCAGTCTTGGTGTGAGCTTGGAGAGCTTGAGGAGGGTAACTTCCTCAAGTCCCAAGACTTTCACTTGGTTAATGTGTTACCAAACGTAGCAAAAGCCAATGACAAATTCACCCATGATATGCGGATCTCATTCCCGTCAGACTTAAAAACGATCAGGACTAAGTGGCGGTTGTCTCAGGAGATGTTTGATATAGATCCAAAGTACGCTATTTCATTAAACAAAAAAGACGTTGTCCGGTATCAGCAGTTGTACCCCAACATCATCATTGTTTTTGATATAGAGATACCGGATTACAAGGAAGTTCACTGGTCTGACCTAACCAGGATAACTAGGTTGATAACCCGTGGTCTTGCAAAGGAGCACACATATAAACAGAGGGTAGATGACTCGTCGGGTAACGCTAAATCAAGCTACATATTCGACTGTCGATGGTTCCCTATATTGAGGAAGTAGGATGTTGTTGAAGAAAGAAGAAGTTGAAAAGATGACCCAGATCCAAGGGTTAATTAGATTTGATGATCAGCAAGTGGCAAGTGTTGCAGGCGTTCATGTTCAGACCTTAATCAAAGCTAAAAACAGGAGCGGCAAGTTGAGCACAAACACCATAAACAAGATAAAGGAATTTATTACTCTTTACGGTGAGAAGGCGCTTAAAACCAAAGTTATTGAAGCGACCCCAGAGACCGTGGAGACTTCACAAGAGGATATGGTGAACAGCCCACCTCATTACTCAGAGAATGAGATTGAGTGCATTGACGCAATGGTTGCAGCTTTTGGCCTTGAACGTGTTCAAGACTATGCAGCCATTACCGCGTTCAAGTATATTTGGAGAGAGAATAAGAAGTGGAACCCCGCTGAAGACAGAGAGAAGGCGTTGTGGTATATGCGGTTTTCTACAGGCGATGACCCACGCCTTGATAATAAAGTTTAGGTCAGGGTACTCCATACCCAGTAGCGTGTTCCCGTCCGCGTTGACCGACAGGCGGGGCTAACTAGACCAAGGGGGCGACACCTATGCCTCCTCATAACCGTGTTCCCGTCCACGGGGTCAAACAGGCGGGGCTAACAAAGGGGGTTTATATTAGTAACTTATTTTTAAGAGCTATAGAGGCTCAAGATAAACAAAAACAAAACTATATTGACGTTAGGCTATCTAGAGTCAATACCAAGCACTTTTCAGAAGAACAAAAACTCCAGATATGGAGGATGCAAGCAGAAGGTGTGCCGTTTAGCAAAATATTGGCTGAACAAAGGGTTGATCAAAAAACACTACTGCGCTTAATCAAGAGAACATCTTGGCCTTCGCAATCCGAGATGAGATAAAAAGTTAAAGGAGAAAATATGAGCAAGTTTTATTTAAAGGTATCAGTGACCAAAGACGGAGAGTTTGTTATTAACGCGAAGACCGAAGAAGAAGCACTTGAAAGGCTTAAAAGCGGCGGCGAAATGAACTTAGTCGAGATGTGGAGCGAGCCGACCATAACTGTAAACAACATCCGCGAGGTGCCTGGTGAGTAATTTGTTCTTGAAGTCTATTAGAGGCCAGAGCGGGTACACCCCGCCAGCCCCACCGCCAGAAGCCTTCGATGAGAAGAAGCGCAAGTCAACAATCAGTGAAAAGTATATTGGCATTATCTTGAGGCATCGGAAGCGTGGTTTGAGCTACATGGAGATCGC